TGAAGAAAAAACTTACATCTGCAAAAACTGCAAGAGACCCTAATAGTAGAATTAATAAATCATTAAGAGCATGGAATTGTTAGATGGCAGAACAAGGTGTTTCAGTAACATGCGAAGGCGGATTAGATTTAGTTGGAACAACACATACACTATTTAGAACTCCGGGTGTCGCTACAGTTTTAGAAAATTATGAATCTTCTATCCATGGAGGATATAGAAGAATAAATGGTTTTTCTAAATTTGGAACTAATACTCCAGATAGTAGTACATCAAATATAGAAGGTATTCAAAGCTATGCTAAAGGAGTTGTAGCTTGTCAAGGAACAAATATTTATTATAGTGCTGATGGTATAACTTGGACACAAGTTAATAAAGATACTTATCAAAATATTACAGGCACAGTAAATACTTCTGCAGGTTCTCCTACAGTAAATGCTCATGGTAATTCTACCTTATTTACTAGTGAATTATCAGTTGGTGATGATATAAAAATTAATGGTGAAATTTTTAATGTTTTAAGTATTACTGATGCTCACACTCTAACAGTAGATGGTAACTTTGAAAGTTCAGCAAGTAGTGTAACTATTCAAAAAAATGGGGCAACTGCAGCACAATTAGCAAGTGGTTCAACAATAGCAAGACCAAGCCAATCTGATTGTAAGTTTGCTTTATACGAAGGTGAATCACAGTATGGTGAATTATTTATAGTAGATGGAGTTAACAAACCTGCATACTTAAAAATAAATATATCAAGTGGAATACATACTTATTTTTTTAAAGAAGTAGAAAGGTCTGCTCCAGATAAATCTAAGTTTGCAACTATCTTTGCAGAAAGATTAATTCTTGCAGGAGACTCAGATAATCCACAAATATTAAGTTATAGTACAAGATTAAAGCCAGAAGATTTTACAGGTTCATCAGCAGGTACAATAGATGTTGGTGATAAGATAGTAACAGTAAAACCTTTTAGAAATAAATTAATTGTTTTCTGTGAAAATAGTATTTTCCAAGTTTCTGGATTAGATGGTACTACTGTAGTATCTGGTGTTACAAAAAATATTGGATGTATAAGTGGTAATACAGTTCAAGAGATAGGTGGAGATTTAATTTTCTTAGCACCAGATGGTTTAAGAACTATCGCAGGAACAGCAAGAATTGACGATATAGAATTAAGTTCTATTAGTAGAAAGATAATGCCATTATTCAGAGATGAAATAATGCCTTTCTTATCATCAATTAGATTTTCTAGTATGGTGATTAGAGAGAAAAGTCAATACAGATTATTTTATTTTAAATCTGGAATTTCTAGTACTATTCAAGGTGGTATTATTGGTACATTTAAAATATCTTCTACGGGTGCAGCAGTATATGAATGGAGTACAACAAAAGGTATTCCTGTAAAAGTTGCTCACGCAGGTGTAGGTGAAAATGGAAGCGAAGTTTTATATCACGCATCTGAAGATGGTAGAGTTTATAACCATGATACTGGTAATAGTTTTGATGGCTCAAATATTGTAGCACAGTATAAAACACCAGACTTAGATTATGGTGATGCAGGTATTAGAAAAACTTTATACTATATCAAAACAAGTATTCGTTCAGAAGGAACAAACGAAAATTTAAAATTACAAACTCGTTACGATTTTGAAAGCAATGATGTAACTCAACCTAATGAAATAGAACTAGGAGCATTACAAACTCCTGCAACATTTGGTACAGGTTCAACATTTGGAACAACAATTTTTGGTGGAACATTATTTCCACAACAAAAAACAACACTAACTGGTAGTGGATTTACAAATAACTTTAGAGTTAGAAGTACAGGGACAGGTTCACCTTATACTGTTTCTGGATTTTATGTAGATTTCATACCCGCAGGAAGGACATAATAAATGGCGACATATACTAGACAAAGTACATTTACAGATGGTGATACAATATTTGCATCATTGCTCAATAATGAGTATGACCAACTAGTAGCTGCATTTAATGTCTCAAGCGGTCATACCCATGATGGTACAACTACTGGTGATGGTGGACCAATATCAAACTTATTCAGTAATACATTAACATTTGGTACTAATACAAATAATGATATCTCAGTTACATTTGATGCAACAAGTAATGATGGTGTATTTACTTGGATGGAAGATGAAGATTACTTTCAATTCTCAGATGATATTTTATTAAGTACAGATGAAAAACTTTTATTTAGAGATTCAGCAATCTATATTAATTCATCAGTAGATGGACAATTAGATTTAGTTGCAGATACAGAAATACAAATTGCAGCAACAACAATAGATATTAATGGTAATACAGAAATATCTGGTAGCTTAACACTAGGTTCAAGCACAGCAGTATCTTCAGTTCTTGATGAAGATAATATGGCTTCAGATTCAGCAACTGCTCTTGCAACACAACAAAGTATTAAAGCTTATGTAGATGCAGTTACAACTTCTCTTAACCAACAAGATTTAGATTTTCAAGGTGATTCTGGCGGTGCATTAGACATTGATTTAGATACAGAAACTTTAACAATAGCAGGTGGAACTGGTATTGATACTGTAGGTTCTGGAACTACTTTAACAGTTTCTATAGATGCAGCAACAGTAGCAACTTTAACTGGTTCTCAAACTTTAATAAATAAAATTATTGATGTAGATAACAATACAGTATCTAACATTGAAGTAGATAATTTAAAATCTGGTGTATTAGATACAGATTTAACTAGTGTATCTGCATCTGATGATACACTTGCTTCAGCTAAATCTATTAAAACTTATGTAGATGCACAAGATGCTAACATAGCAAGTGATACATTAACATTTACAAATAAAACAATAGATGCAAACAGTACTGGAAACAGTATTACTAATCTTGAAGTAGCAGACTTTGCTTCTGGTGTAGTTGATACTGCATTAGCAAGTGTATCTGCAAGTGATGATACTTTAGCTTCTGCAAAAGCAATTAAATCTTATGTAGATGCACAAGTAGCAACAGTACCAGTTGGTGATATTACTGAAGTAACAGCAGGTACAGGTTTATCTGGTGGTGGTACAACTGGAGCAGTAACTTTAAATATTGATACTGCAACAACAGTTGACTTATCAACATCACAAGTATTATCAAACAAAACTCTCACAAGTCCTGTTATCAATACAGGGGTATCCGGAACAGCTATATTAGATGAAGACAATATGGCTTCTGATTCGGCTACACAATTAGCAACACAACAATCAATCAAAGCATATGTCGATTCTCAAGTAGCAACTGCTAATGAATTATCAGAATTAACTGATACTAACATTACTAGTGCTGCTGATGGGTCGTTATTATTCTATGATACAGCTACATCTAAATGGATAGATAATGTTGTATCTGGAGATATAACTATAGCAGATACAGGAGTAGCTGCAATTAGTTCGGGTGTAGTTGTTAATGACGATATTAATTCAAGTGCTGCAATTGATGCTACTAAAATACATGATGGTACAGTTTCAAATACAGAATTTGGATATTTAAATGGAGTAACTTCAGCAATACAAACACAAATAGATACTAAAGCAAGTGCAGGTTTTGCTGTGGCTATGGCAATTGCGTTGTAGTTTATGCTTGACTTTTGCGTAATTAACATGTATAATATATAAAAAGGAGAAAATAAATGGCACAGGATTTTGAATCAACTGGTACTCAAATCACAAATTCTGAAACTACTTTACTTACTGCTAACTCAGATGATGCTATCATTGGTTTAAGATTAACTAATGTAACATCTAGTTCAGTAACTGTTGATATTTATATTGACAAAGGTGGTGTAGGAACTGATAGATATGTAGCAAAAGATTTAAGCATTCCACCTGCAAGTTCAATTGAACTAATTCAAGGTGGGGCTAAAATTGTTTTACAAAATGGTGATGTACTTTATGGTTTAGCTAGTGCAGCAACAAGTGTTGATGCGTGGTTAAGCAGAGTTGATAGTATAAGCACATAGGAGATATAATGAGTGAAGTAAATGGAACAGTTTATGTAGGTGATAAACCTGCTTCGGAAGAAATATATCATCACGCACAAGTGATGGATAAAAAAATGGAAATTGAATCTGCAGTCCTTGCAGGTCCAGTCACATTCACAGAAACTGTTGTCGTAACAGGAACATTGGTAATCGTATAATGTCACAATTAGAAGTAGATAAAATAATTCCACAGTCAGGCACAACTCTAACTATCGGTGATAGTGGAGATACTATTACTATATCCTCAGGAGCAGGATTTCAATCTAATGGTATATATGATAATTCATCATCAACTTCTCTTTTTATTAATGGTAGTAATAGAGTAACTGTTGGAACAGATTCAGGATATGGATTAGATAATAGTGCAGATGATTTTGTAGTTGCAAATATATTAAGTAATTCAGGAATGAGTATTGTTTCTAATGCTTCTAATAGTAGTAGTATTTTTTTTACTGATACTGGTGTTTCTAGTATAGGTAAAATTGTTTATTCTCATTCATCTGATGATATGAAATTTACAACTGCTAATTCAGAAGCTATGCGTATCGACTCATCTGGAAATTTATTGGTGGGAAAAACTAATAATGATTTATCGAATGATGGAATTGTTATTAGAGAAGGTGGCGAAATACTTGCAACAAACACAAGTGGCTTTACTGCTAATTTTAATAGACTTAGCACAGATGGTCGTATTGTTGTTTTTTATAAAGATGGAACAGAAGTTGGTAGTACTGGTGTTGATGGAGGTGATTTATTAATTGGAACTGGTGATACAGGAATAAGATTTTATGATGCAGTTGGACAACTTCTTCCAAGAACTACATCTGGAGGAGCTTCAAATAATAGTATAGATTTAGGTTCAACAGTTTCAAATTTTAGAGACCTATACTTAGGTGGTGGTCTATATGTTGGTGGCACAGGCACAGCAAATCATTTAGACGATTACGAAGAAGGAACTTGGACACCTACAACTAACATTGGTTATGCTACTATTTATAGTGCTATTTATGTAAAAATAGGAAGATTAGTTTTTGCTCACATGAACGTTGTAACAAATACTGGTCCAGGAGATGTGGCACAAGCAACAACTGTAAGTGGTTTGCCTTTTTCAGCAAAAAGTTCAGCAGACCAAGTTTCAAATAACAATATTATTGTAGGTTTAAACCAAGATGTTTATGCACAAATAAGTGGAACTAGTTTTGCTCAAAGAGATAGAGCTGACAATGTAATTGTTACAAGAGGTGAATATGGAAATAAAACTCATAGATGTTCAATCGTTTATTACACAGATGATTAATTTTAACAACAACATAGGAGACAACAAATGGCAATAACTAAAGAGACACAGATTGGTAAAATCGAAGTGGTCGGAAAACACAAATTTGTTCAAGTAAGAACAGATACTGTAGTTATGGAAGACAACGAAGAATTATCAAGAAAGTATCATAGAAAAGCATTGAGCTGTATGA